GTTATCTAAGTCACAGCAAGGTGAACTAGCTGCAGTATTTAAGAAGATGGGCAAGAGTGTTAAAGATTCAAAGACTCTAGCAACACTACTTCTTGACTACCCAGAAGTAACTTTATCTGCTGACTATGCTACCGGACTTAAGAAGTTAGTTGACATGATTATCCCGGGAACCGGTAATACTGGTGGACCTTCAGTTACCCAGACTATTACTCAGTATGATGACAAGTATCTCCAGGGCGTAGGCAAAAGCATTGCACAGGACTTCTTAGGCCGTGACTTGTCTTCAACTGAATTGAATAAGATTCTTCCTAAGCTCAAGGATATTGTAAACAAGGGCACAACCACAACCTCGAAGCAGGTTGGTGGTAAGAATGTAGTTACAACTACCCCTGGTTTCAGCCAAGCTAAGGCACAGGATGTTATCCAAACTGAGTTACGTTTAGGTGCAAGCAAGGACTTACAGACAAAGCAGTATCTTGACTTTGCTGACTTTATATCAAAGAACATGGCAGGTATGTAATGGCTTTAGATACAACTAGTAGTGGTGTAGTAAACCCTGAAGACCCAACAGCAACTGAATACGCGTCAGCTTGGGGTATCACATATGCACTTCTAGAGGACCCAACCTACGGCCCTGAGCTTAAGAATGTTTTAAATCTTCTTAATGCTAAGAACTATTCAGGTGCACTTAAAGCCTTACAGCTTTCAAAGTTCTATCAGAACAATACTGCAACAGTAGCTTCTCGTTTAAAGTTAAAGACTTCACAGCCTGGGGCATATGCTGATGCTCTTGATAAATACAAGATAGCACAGAAGAAGCGCCTTGTACAGGCTGGTGTGCAGATTGACCCAGCTCAGTTAGACTCAATCCTAACTAAGTCATTTGATTCAGGATTAGATGATAATCAGTTAGATGCGTCTATCCTAGGAAGTGGACAATTCAAAGCTAAGTTTGGTGGTAGCACACTAGGCACAACTGATGCACTAAAGCAATATGCCAACTCATTTGGTGTCTCTTATAACCAGGCAGCATGGGATACATACAGCAAAGATTTATTCTCAGGTGCAACTACATCAGAAGATGTGCAAGCAAAAATTCGTCTAGACGCTGCAAGCGCTTTCCCTGCGTATGCAGAGCAGATTAATAATGGCGTAACATTAGATGCTTTAGCTAGTGCATATAAGTCTTCAATGGCTAACATACTAGAGATTGACCCTGATTCAATTAGCTTCTCTGACCCTACATTACGTAAGGCCTTGCAGTCTACTGATGCAAGTGGCAAGCCAATAGCGCAGCCACTGTGGCAGTTTGAAGCTAATCTACGCAATGACCCTCGCTGGGAGTACACAAACAATGCACGTGCTACAGTGGATTCATTATCACTTAAAGTTCTCAGAGATTGGGGCTTCGCTTAATGCCAAGAATTAATGAAGATAATAATACAGTAACTTATGTTCCATTAAGTCCAAATACCAAATCTCCAACAACTCCAGTATCTACTGTTCCAGTAAAGACTGCTGCCGAGTTGGATGCTATTGCTGCTGCTAATAAAGCAGCTAATGATAAAGCCATTGCTGATTTAAAAGCTCTTGATAATCCACCTGCGAAGACTGTGGTAGACCCATTAAAAGACAAGTCAGTAAAACCAGAAGCTCCAGCTGGATATGTATATATCTGGGTTGGCAGTACAAAGAATGGCTCATGGCAATTATACCGTGGCGGTTCATCTAGTTCATCAAGTGGCAAGACTGGCAATGGGGGAAGCACTGTAAGCACTGGAAGCACTGGTGCATCTGATGCTGCTATTAAGGCATTACAAGACCAGATTGCTGCAATGAATAAAGCTAACCAAGATGCTGCAGCGCAAGCTGCTGCTACTGCAGCCGCTGCTGCGGCAGCTGAAGCTGCAAAGACTGCAGCACAGCGTGAAGCTGTAGGTAAGATTTTATCTGACACTTTTACAAAGTATGGCTTAGGTAGCTTAGCAAATAAAGTTATGGACTTAGCTCGTCAGGGTTATACTGAAGCTACAATTACTCTTGAACTGCAGAATACTCCTGAGTATCAGGCTCGATTCTCTGCTAACCAAGATAGAATTAAAAAGAATTTAGCAGTCTTAACTCCTGCAGAATATGTAGCAAGTGAAGATGCATACCGTCAGACATTACGTGCATATGGTTTAACCCAGTTCGATAATGACACATATGTCAAGCAGTTTATTGCTAATGATGTATCTGCTGCAGAACTTTCAAGCCGTGTATCTCTAGCTGTACAGCGAGTACAGAATGCTGACCCAACCGTAACACAGACACTTCGTGACTACTATGGTATTGGTCAGTCAGATATGGTTGCGTACATTCTTGACCCTAACCAGACTCTTCCTAAGATTCAACAGCAGGTAGCTGCAGCTGAAATCGGAAGTGCTGCACGTCTACAAGGACTTGAAGCTGGTGTATCAGTATCTGAGCAACTTGCTCGTCAAGGTATTACACAAGCTGAAGCACAAAAGGGTTATGCTACAATCGCTGACATCTTGCCAACAGCTGAGAAGTTATCTCAGATTTATGGCACAGAAGCACCGTATGACCAATCACAAGCTGAGCAAGAAGTATTCAACTCTCTAGCATCAGCACAGCGTAAGCGTCGTGCATTGGTGGCACGTGAAACAGGCACCTTCTCAGGTGCTGCTGGAACCACTAGAACTTCATTAACAAGTTCTAAACAAGGTTCATTTTAAGAATCCCTAGACGGACCGACCAGCCCCGTCAGGTGTACTAGACTGGATAGTAGGAGCAGGACCAGCCTCCCCAAGCTGAATCTTAGGCCTACGCACTAATCAAACAAAAGATAGAAGGGTGGTTGCGATGAGCAACAACAATTACTGGGACGACGAAGACGATATCGACACTACAGAAAGTCATGACTCTAGTGGTGGAGACCTTGTGAAACAACTGCGCAAGCAATTGAAAATGAAAGACAAGGAACTAGGTGAACTCACTGGTAAGTTATCAACTTACGAGAAACGAGACCGAGAGGATACCGTCCGTAAAGTTCTAGAAAAGCAGGGTATCACAAACCCAAAGGCTGCACGCCTAGTGCTTAAAGATATTGATGGCGAAGTTAACGAGCAAGCAATTATGTCTTGGCTTGAAAATGAAGGCGACGTCTTTAACTATGAAGCACCAAGCAAGTCAGCTCTTAGTGATGCAGACCGCTCTGAATTACAGAGACAGGCTAACGTCACACAGGGTGCAGATACTCCAGACCGTGGTGAAGATTTAGCAATGAGAATCGAGCAGGCATCAAGTCCTGAAGAACTCGCACGAATCTTAGCCGGGTCGTAAACTTGTAATTTACACATCTAGTCACTTGGAGGTGACACCTTGGCAACAAACTTTACATCAACAGATTCTGCATCTCTTGGTGGTGTTGCTGGTAACGCTGGTCTAGTCCAGAAGGCATACGATAAGTCTATCGAATTTGCTCTTCGTGACGAACCACTAATCCGCGCAGTAGCGGACAAGCGTCCAGTAGCTCCTACAACCAATGGTAACATTGTAGTTCTACAGAAGTACGCAGACCTATCACTTGCTACAACAGCTTTGACTGAAACATCAGACATTGATGGCGTAACAGTAGGTACACCAACTTCTGTAACAATCACAATGCAGGAATTCGGAAATGCTACAACAAACACACGTGCACTTAAGCTGTTCTCATTAACAGATATCGACCCAGATATCGTTACATTGATGGCACGTAACCAGGCAGACTCAATTGACTCACTAGCGATGACAGCTCTTCGCGGTGGTTCAAACGTAATCTACGCAGGTTCAACAGCAACATCAACAGCTACAGTTACTGCAGCAGCAACACTAGCTACCGCTAATATCGGTAAGGCAGTTGCTAAGCTTCGTGGCAACAAGGCTTCAGGCAAGCGTGGCATGGACTACTGGGCTGGTATCCACCCAGACGTCGCTCACGACTTAATGCTAGAAGCTTCTTCAGCAGGTTGGGTAATCCCTAACGCATACGGCATCTCACAGGACCGCATCTGGTCAGGTGAAATCGGACGCTACAAGGGTGCATTCTTCGTAGAATCACCACGTCTATACGTAGCAACTGATGGTGCAGCATCTGCAAAGGTATACCGCACAATCCTAGCTGGACAGCAAGCATTGGCAGAAGCAGTGGCAGAAGAGCCACACACAGTTATCGGTCCAGTTACCGACAAGCTGAACCGCTTCCGTCCAATCGGTTGGTACGGCGTACTAGGCTTCGCTCGCTTCCGCGAAGAGGCTCTATACCGAATCGAATCAGGTTCATCAATCGCTTAGTTGATTGACGGATGAACAGGAGTATGAGGGCTGGTTAATAACCAGATAACCCCGCACCGTTCTTAGAATGGAAGCGCTCCTGTTTATCAGTAAGTTCACTAAGGAGAACTATGGCAACTTATATCTTTACAACTCCATATGTAGAAGAAGGACCGACAGGTAAGCACCGTCTGTTTTATTTCTACAAGCTACGTAAAGGACTTACGATAGTTAAGTCAGGTTCAACTTATTCAACCAAACGTTGGATTCCTGACGATGCTGTTTATGATGTAGTCTATCGTGG